ATACAAAACTCTTTGTGATATGCCATTCTCACCCCTCCTCGCTAATCCATCCAGCAACACAGCCGAGCGCCTCCTGAGCGGGCGGCACCACCCACTGGATGCATTCTCTTGGATCGGCTCTGATTCTGACAATGGCGCCGGGACGATGGCAATTCAACAGATCGTCAATGTTTACCAAGTCAACATGCGCTGCCAGAAATGGCGGCGGGTCCATCATGTCCAGCAAACGGCGCTCTTCATCACGGATTACGTAGACACTCATCCTCAAGCCTCCAAAGTGATTCGATACAGGTTCCACCAGATCCGCAGCCCCAGCAGGTGCCGCTCAGCCGACAGCCGCGCAGGCACACCCAGCAGCCGCAGCTGGTGCCCGATGGACTGCCGCCGCGGCACGTACAGCACAGACAGCACGGCGCGCTCGGAATCCGGCACCCGCACCAGCGCCCTCTGAGCGGCCACGCGCTGGGCTTGCGTCAGCGGCACGTCGGCAGGCGTGCGGCGCGATTCCAGGGCCTCGATACCGCTCGCACGGTAGCGGCCCTCGGCGCTGCCGCACGTGCGAGCACCGCGCCCGGTGTTGGCTGCCCACCGGCCGTAGCGCGCGAGGATGTCGTCGGCCTCGTGCAGCGCTTCGGGTAGGTCGGCGGAGTAGTTTTGCACCCGTGCACTCATGCGATGCGGCCGAGGCCGGGATAGTTGATCGGGGCGCCCCAGGTCGAGCCAACATCGCCATATCGAGCGGCGAAGCGGCGCATCATGTAGGCGTAGCGGGTGCCGTCGAGTACGTCATCCAGGAGCTTCACGATCCGGCCGCGGTCGTCTCGGTGGTACTGCAGGAATTCGTCGAAGAACGGCCGCAGCCCAGCGAAGACCTTGAACTTGCCCTTAAGCATCAAGTCGCGGATTTCGTACAGCCCGGCCTCTACCCCGTTTGATCCATCCGGCCAGGTTGCGTGCTCGTGCAGCAGGTTGAAGCCGGCTTCGATGTAGTACGCCTTTTGCTGCTTGCCGCTGCCCTTTTCGGTCTGCAAGCCGTCGAGCGGCCATGCCGTGGGCACGTTCGCCGCCCATGACTTGGTGGCGCCCCATGCTTCGCTCGGGCTGATTCGATCTTTCTTCCAGGCTTTGGTGACGTAGAACGATTCGGTGTCCGGGTCGATCACTAGCTGCACCTGAGACTGCGGGTGATCGAATCCAAAATCCATGCCGTTGATGACGAGCCAATGCCGCGGAATGGCAAACGGCTGGCAGGTGATGTCCTCCTCGGCAATGTCGTAGATGCGGCCATGCCCGAGCATCGGCACGCCCTTGGTTCGCATCTCGCGCTGGTGGGCAGGAAAGCTGGCTAGCAAGTCCTCCTTGACCTTCTGGCTCAAGTGCGGCGCATCGTCCCAGCCCTTGCGCATGCAGAACTGCGCACGGCTCGGCGTGTCCATGAACTGGATCACCAGCTCGGTGCGGCCGTTTTCAGGCGTGAACGTCAGGATGCCGCGCCCACCCGCGCCCCTGTCGCCAGATGCCGTGCGCACCAAAACCTGCGGGTAGATCGCAGAGTCGCGCGGCTCTTCGTCCACGTGAAACCAGTCCACAGCGTCGCCCATCAGCGCGTGCTGGCCTTGGCTGTAGCTCCAGAACTGGATGCGCGCTGTGTCGCCGCTACTGTGTTTGACCAGAAGCGTGCGCACCGCGTTAGGCGTGCCCGTCATCGACTCATAGCCCAAGATTCGATCCGCAGGGATCAGCCCGCCCTCGAACCTGTCGCCCTGCTTACGGCCAACGAGTGGCTCCTGAAGCAGATCGCGCGTTTTCTCGCCGCTGTAGCCAAGGCACCAGATCAGCGGCGCATGGCTGAAGCGATGGCCCGGCCACTCTTCCGGGTAGTCACCCAGCGCGTGCATGGCGTCTGTGTAGGTGCCGATGTAGGTCTTACCGATGCGGTTCGCTGCGATCAGGCAGCACTGCGAATAGCGGGCCGTCGCGCCGATGAATTCAAGCTGCCAGTCATACAGCGAAGCAAAAACCGTGCGGTATCGGTTCGCCTTCTCCCGCGCGGCCTGCTCCTCTAGCAGCTGCAACAGCAGTTCCTGCTCAGCGCGTTTCGACATTCAGCTTCGCCTGTAGCGCCGCGATTCGTTCGGCAAGCTGTTCGTCTGTCATCTCGGCCATAAGCGGGGCGTCGGGGTCGCCGGCCAGCGTCGTGCGGTCGCCGTAGACCTTCGGCAGCCAGCGCGAGAGGAGCCATTTCCGCGTGTCGATCTGCAGCTTCCGGTGCGAGGTCATGTCCTCGAATCGCTCCTCGACCCCGCCGTCGGGCTTCGTGGTGCGAACAACGCCTAGCTCCGGCGTGTCGGCGATTTGCAGCGCTTGGTCTGCGAGCGCATGGCAGCCAGACTCACGCGCGCGCGCGACATTCGCGGCATGCTCGGGGTGGTCTCGCTCCCACTGCTTAGCCGTCGAGTACGCCAAGCCCATGGCGTTGCAGATCGAAAGCAGCGAATGCCCTTCCGAAAGCGCGGCGCAGATCGTGTCGGCGTCTCCCACGTTGAACAACGACTTCGCAGGCATGCTTACCTCCTTCGTTCCATCGTTGCAGTCAAGGCCACGCAAGCAGCTTCTCGCGGATGGCACACGCCGCCGCTTCCACGGTGATGTCGTGGCCATCCTTGATCCACACGCGCCACGGCTCACGGCTGCGCCGATAGGCCAGCATGGGCTGCACGCCCTCGCGCTCGGCCTGCTCGACGGCCTGGCGCCACCAAGCCGGCCGCGAAAGCGACTCGCACCGCTTGACCTCAATCGCCCAGCCCTTGACGACGAGGCAATCAGCGCCGCCGCCGCGCGTCTGCTGCAGATTCCGCGTCAGCATCTCGCCCAGCTCGGCGCCCAGCAGGCGCAGAAACTCGCGCTCACCGGCCGCGCCCTTGTTGCGGCTCATGCGGCCACTCACGGCGCCTCCTTTGGCGTGGCGAACGTCTCGGCGAGGCGCAGCCGCTCAAGCGCCAGCGCCAGCGCGACCCTGTTGCGCGCCTCGTGCCGGCGCTGCAGATCGCGCACGTCGCGTTCGACCGTGTGGCGGTGCACGCCGACAGCTGCGGCGATCTCGGCGTCGGTCATGGCGTCGAGCACGCACGCGGCCACGCCACTGCGGCGGGCCTCCAGGGCGGCGGATTGGGCGCTGTTCATGCTGGCGCGTCCTCGGAAATGGCCGGGCCGATGCCGAGCTTCTGCTCGCAGCAAGCCAGCACCCAAAGCTGGGCGCCGCCGAGTTGCTTGCCGCTGGCCTCCAGGTTCCGCAGCGCCTTGACGCGCTCGGCCGCGTGGTTGAGGCTGATTCCGCCCGCGCTGCGCTTCAGGCGCTCAAGCACGGCCCGGCGCTCAGCCGGCGTCCGAGGCGGCGGCGTGTCGGAGTTCGCCTCGGCGCAGTAGGTGGCGAAGCACGGCCGGCACTGCGCGCCGAAGGTGGCAAGCTCGCTGTGCTCGGCCGGCTGGCGGCACTTGCTGCAGGCCGCGAAGCCGCCGAGGTACTCGTCGGCCACGCGCTGGTCGCGTGTGCGGTAGGCGCCGGTCATTGCAGCAGCCCCGTCGCAGCCGGCGTGCCCAGCAGCATCGCGTCGGCGTCCTCACGGTGCACCACGGCCTTGTGGCCGGCGATGAACTGCCGCTGCAGGAACGGCAGCTGCGTGTCGTCGGCCCGGCGCAGGGCCAGCATGCCGCCCAGGCTGTCGAGTGCGGCGCGGGTTGCGGGCGGGAGGCGGGCATAGCCGGCGCCGCCGTTGCGGGCGCACTCCAGGGCCTCGCCCCACGCCAGCGCGGCGCGCTGCATCGAGTCGCCCTGCAGCTGGCGGATGATGTCGGCCGGCTTCGGCAGGAACTGCCCGCGCTCGGGGTCGCGGCGGTGCGCCGCGAACGCGCGCTCCACGGCTTCGACCGGGAAGTCGGCCATGTCCTCGCACCAGAACTGGCACGCCAGCTCGGTGATCTCGCGCTCGTAGAAGGCGTACACCGCAGCCAGGGCGGTCAGCAAGCGTTCACGGTCGGTCATGACGCGGTCCTTTCGGCGAACTTGCGCACGGTGTCGATGTTCCCGAGGGCGATGCGGTCGCCCTTCGGCTGGGTTGGTGCGGCGCCACCGCCCGGCGCCTTCAGCGCGGCCTGCAGCCACGCGACGGCCTGCAGCGGTTTCTCGGTCGCGCAGCGCTGCAGAGCACGGATGACGGCGGTGTCGCCGTGGGTCTTGCGCATCAGGCCCAGCATCGACCGGGTGTTGCGGTCGCTGACGCCAGCAGCGGTCAGCAGGGGCAGGCCGAGGCCGAAGATCACGTCGGCGGGGTCTGGCGGGGCCTCGGCGGTTTGCAGGGGCGGCGGATCGGCCGGCGGCGCTCCAGCGCCCGTTCCGTCAGGAACGGAAGGTTTTCTACTCTCCTCTTTCTCTTCTCTTCTCTTCTCTTCTCTGTTCCGCAAGTTGTCCGCATCGGATGCGGACACTTGTCCGGGTGGAGTGCGGACACTTGTCCGGCTTTGTTCAGGAACAGGATCGGTGTCTGTGTCCGCTCTCGCCCGGCTCTTGCCCTTGCGTGAGGCATCCAAAGCCCGCCGCTTTGCGTTCGGACCGTTGTGCTCTTCGTAGTCCGGCGCTTCGAGGCCGTCGCCGTCTTCGGACAGCCAGCCGATGTCACGCATGGCCGCGGAGAATCCTTTCCAGCCGATCTCCTCGTCCATGTCGTCGAGGGTGTAGCCGTCGAGGCGGCCGGCGGCCGAGTGCTCGTCGAACACGCACCAGACGGCCCAGAGCCCGCCGACGACGCGCAGCCGGTCGGCCTTCAGCGCGCGGCGCAGGGCCTTGACCTTCGGATGGCTGGCCAGGCCGGTGCCCATCTTGATCCAGCCGCTCATGCAGCCCTCCGTGAACGGATGGCCGCCTTGTTGGCGCGGGTCGCGTCTCGCTGGCAGATCACGCAGTAGCCCCCGAGGGTGTAGCGGGCCGCTACGTGGCCTTGCGGGCACGGCTGGCCGGTGAAGTAGCGCACCGCACCGCGCTCGGCGGCTGCGGCACGGCTGCGCGGCAGGTCGACCTCGGCCGGCACCGTAGGGGCTGGTCGGTAAGTCATGCCGCCCTCGCCTCGCGCTGCGCCACGGACCGCCCGTCATTGGCTGCCATGCCTGCCCCGTACGCGAACACACTGCAGGCAGCGCTCGGCAGCCGCTGGCGTGCCTCTTGCCTGATGAGATTCGCCCGCGCCTTCGTGATGCCGAGCCCGTGCGCCGCTTGAACGCCCGACTGCGTGGACTCGATCAGCCACACCCGCAGTTCGGCCGTGACGACGCGCCGCCGCTCTCCGGCCCTGCGGCGGCTCTCCCTCGCCTTCTGGGTATCGAAGCTGCCGCGCTTGACTTGCACGCGCACCAGGGCCTTGCGCGGCATCAGAGCCAAGTGCTCAGGCCGAACGCAGTCCTGGCTCTCGCACTTGCGCGCAACAACGCGGTTCGCTGGCGGCGCCTCGCCATGCGCAAACAGCCACATGGCGCGCGTCACCGTCATCGCGCCAACGCCGTGGACCCACACGATCTGCCGCTTGCCGACGAGATTGCGGCCCCTGGCCGAACGCATGTGCCAGCAGCCCGTGTGCTCGTCGCAGACGCAACGCTGCCGCATGCTCTCCACGTCGCGGACGCCACCCAGATAAGCCCCGTGATCGTGCGCCATCACGCCACCCTCAACGGCTGCCGCGCATCCACAGCCTCAAGCCGGGCCAGCGCGGCCTGCAGCGACTTGCCCATCTCCAACATCTCGCGGCGCAGCTGGTCGGCCTCGTCGCGCGGCTGCACCGGCACCGGGGCCGAGTAGCTCAGCTGCTGGGCGACGAACTCGGCGTAGGCGTGGCAGCCGCGGTCGCGCGCCAGCCTCGCCAGCAGCATCACGTGGTCGGGCGTCAGGCGCTCGGCCTTGCCGTCGTTGAGGCAGGCCAACAGGTGGCGCTGCGCGGCGTCCACGGCCTTCTCGGGCCACAAACGGTTCCCGACGGTCTTGCTGCCGCCCGCGGCCTTGACGCACTCGATCAGGCAGTCGTTGAGGGTCTCGAACTCACCCATTCTTCCGGGCTCCAAAAAGGTGGTATCCGTTGGGATAGACGGCGGCCGGGCGCAAGAACACGATGCGGTCCATGCACACGCCGATCAACCGAGAGAAAAGCCCCGAGCCGCGAGGCCCGGGGCAAAGGCGCGCAGGCCCGGCAGGAGAGGCCGGGCCGCCGGGTAGGCCGGCACCAAGAGCGCGCAGGAGACAAGCGGGCGCATCACGTCGGCGCCGCCCAGTTGGGGCAGGCCCAGGAGCGGTCCGGCTGGCGGGTGGCAGCCGGCGCGATAAACACGGCCGCGGCGTCGTCAGGCTGTCGCGCCTGGTTGCGCGCGCAGCGGATGCACAGCAGCAGCAGGCGGTTCTGGACGGGCGGCCAGTGCCCGGGGCAGTGTTGCGGGGCCATCTAGAGCAGGCTCCCTTGCGCAGCCGTCGCCCTGTCGGCTGCGGCTTTGCGCGCGGCCTCGCGGCGCTTTGTCACCCACCGCAGCACGTCGTCGCGGATCAGCTCGTCGCCCGGCGCGAAGTAGGTGAAGAGCTGGCCGTTGTAGGTGATCGCGCCGTAGTACCGCGCCAGCGAAAACTGCGTGCTCTGAACGTTGCGGATGATCAGCGGCAAGGCATGGCCGAAGGTGCCGGAAGCAGCCTCAAGGTGAAGATCCGCGATCTCGTCGTCGGTGAGGAAATACGCGCTCACGCGGCCTCCTCGACCGTCAGCCGGCCAGCAACCGCCTCCGAGAATCCCATCGCCACCAACGCGGCGCGGAAAGCGTGCAAAGCGTGACCGATGCCGCCGTCGCCGTTGACTGTCACGCTGGCTTGCGGCTGCTCCCTGCCGTGCGGATAGCGGCCGGTCACCACGACGGTGATCGCGTGCGTCAAGTCGTCCAGGCGGTCAGCGCTCACGCGGTCTGCTCCTGGGCCGGACTCGGCGCGGCCTTCAGCCGCTCGACGGCGACGACGATGGACGCCACCGTGTCGAGCGTCGGCGCGTTCTCCTTGGCGCGCAGGCGATATATGGTCTTGGTCGAGATGCCCGACTCACGAGCCAGGGCCTCCACGTTGACCGTGCGGAGAAGCTCGGCCAGTTGGTCGCGTGTCATCATGGCCGCATTGTGCGTCAAACTTGTCTAACAGTGCAAGCGACATGGTAGACATACTTGACTAGACCGTGTGGGAACATGGGCCGCATGGAAACTCCCGACCTTCGCGCCATACTGGCTGCGAACCTGCGCCGCCGGATCGAAGCAGACACCCCGAAGGGTCAGCGCGTCAGCTTGCGCGCGTGGGCACTTTGGAGAGACCTAGACGTGCGCATGATTGACCGGCTGGTGAAGGGCCAGCACGCAGTGACACTGGACAAGCTCCAAGAGGTCGCCGACGCCTGCGGCCTGAAGCCGTGGCACCTGCTGTACGAAGAACTAGATCCGGAGTCGCCGCCTGACGCGCCAGTTTCGGAGTCCGACCGGGCCATGCTGCGCAAGCTGCGCAGGCTGCTC